TGCGCCGATGTTCAGGCACGCCGTCACCTGTACGCAGTTCTTGAACGCCGGGGAACACTCGATCACCTTTCCGCCGCCGATGTAAACGCCGATATGACCTTTCAGCCAGACAGCTTCCCCCGGAACAATCTTGCCGAAATCGGTGGAAACGCCGGAACACTTCGTAATCATGGTGTCGGCTCCGATGTCCGGCACACCGCCGGAGGCATAGGACGCGCCGCCGTAGGTTTTGGACGCGTCGCCGTTCCAGCCCCACAAAACGCCCTTGATCATGCACACGCAGTCAAAGCCGAAAACGGGCGGGTTCTGATTCGCCGCGGCCTTGATCATGGCCGTGCGCGCCGCCTGCTTGTTGTAGCTGTGGTTCTGGCAGTACCGGGACACGTTGCCCCCGGTCAGGGGCGCGCCGAAACAGCCCATGACGTACAGTGTCTTGTAATGGTCCACGATGTCTTGCAGTTTCTTGATGAATTCAGACGCTTTCATTTTGCCCTCTCCTTTCGCGTCTGCGGGGCGTTCCGCCCCAGCCGTGATATTTGACCCGCCGCCCGCTCCGGCCTGCCCTGCGCCGTCGTAGGCCGTCAGGCCGTATGATTCGATAATCTGAATCAGCTTGTCCGGGTACTTCGGGTCCGTGGCGTAGCCTGCCGCCTTGATCGCCCGGCAAGCGGTTTTATAGTCCCGCTCCCCGACAACGGCTTTATACCGTGCCGCGCCCGTCAGCAGGGCCGAATGGTCCGCCACGCTCTCTTCCCAACTGTCGTATGCTCGGAAAAGGGCCGTCACGGTGGTAAAGGTCACGCCGTCGTAACACTCTTGCGTTTTCGTGCTGTAAACGCGGCCTTTCCAGCTTGTCCCGGCCTTGATGCCGAACAGGGCGTTCGCCTTGACGGTCAGGCCGGATTTTCCCCAGCCGCTTTCCAAGATCGCCTGTGCGATTGTCAGGGAGGCGAGAACGCCGCTTTTCTGCATATCCGCCGCGGCCAGCGCGCCCACCCGCTCAATAAATGCTTTCTGTTCCTGTGTCATTTGTGTTCCTCCGCTATGGCTGAATGTTGTTCAGGTCTACGGGCATTCCCTCCGTCGCCGTCGGGTTCGCCTGTTTGATCTTCACCACGTTTTCCGCCTTTGCTTTCCAACTGTAAAAGCCGATTGCCGTTGCCGCCGGGGTTCCCACATAGGCGAGGAAAACGCCAAGTTGCGACGGGTCAAGGATGACGACACGAACGCCGATGACGAACCCCGCGAAATAGGTTAAAAGCACCGCCGAAAGAACCAGTTTTGAAAACTCGATCTTTCGGCGGTCCTGCTCTTTCTTCCGGCGGCTCCGCCGTCCGCCAAATAGGAGGACCGCGGCAATTCCACCGATTAGCCCGGCGGCGGCGCTGATAAGGTAAAGCACGTTTCACACCGCCTTTCATAAAAAATCATGCTTTATCAATCTGTCGTCGTAAACTCGTTTGATGTTTGCGACGGCGTGTATTGCGCGGTTGTTGATATACTCTTTGTGGGTGTCGCAATATTGCTCGTAAAAGTCAATTTCGCTTAAAACTTCAAAAAATTCTTCCCGTGTGTGGGGAATATCCCGCAATAGTTCATTGTTGAACCGTAAAATCGCGGCCCGGTGCATGTCTGCGTTGCGCGCGTCGTCGGTCTTGATGTGATCGTCAAGGGTTCTCCGGGTTTCTTCTAACTTCTCGATCACGTCCCCGTTGATCGCCCGCCCGACGGCCTTTCCGATCGCCGTCCACGGATTGACCTTGATAGGGGCAATCTGAACCAACGTCAGAAGCACCAGCAAAAGCCCGACAATCCCACCGCCGCCGGACAGAAGTTCGGTGATTGTCACGTTCCTTTTCCTCCCGTGATAGAATGGCCCCGGCGCGGTACAGGTCCGCGCCGGGGTGTTCGCTTACTCCATGTCCACAACTTCCCATCCCTGCGGATAGTCTGCGGGGGAATAGGCGTTTGCGGTTTCCATCGTGGACCGATAAACTTTGCCGTCAGTCCACAAGCAGACTTCGCCCTTTTGGTAGGAATCTTCCGCCATCGTGGGCTGAATGAACGGTTTTGCCTTTTGGGGGTCTGTGGTGTGATATGGGACCCATTGCGCCGGAGATTTGCCCGGCTCAATATCGGGGTTGTTCTTGTTGTCGTGTGGTTGACAGCACCGCCACACCTGCCCGTCGTGAACCCGCACGTCGTCTTTCTCATATTTTCCGGGCTTCCATTCCTCGAACAACGCTTCACAAGCCACAACGTCGGTTCCCGTTCGTTTCCCGGCCTTGATTTCGTCGTTCATGGTCAGCCGGGCGGACATGACCGCCGCTTGCATGGCCGGGGACGCGCCCCCGCCGCTCTGCTCCAACTCCGAAACCTTGCGTTCCAGTTCCGCCCCCTGCGCGGTCAACTCTTCAACCGTTTTCGGCTTGTTCTTGATACTTGTCCGCTTATGCTGTACGCTCATTCAAAATTCCCTCCCACGGATGAAATAAAGCAATCCCCGCTTGCGCTGTTCCGCTTCACCTTGATTCGGAAATTGAATCCCCATTCCTCCGCCGTCTTGCTGTCGTTGGAAAGGAAAAACTTGCTCCCGCTGGTGACGGCCTGCGTCACGTCCTCCCACGCGGGGGAATCGTCGTGGCCGTTGTTGCACGCCTCCACGGTGAACTCTGCGCCCGCCGGAATCTGCCGGGTGATGGACATAATCGCCTTTGTCACCATGTCGTCGGCTTCAAGAGGCGTTGCAAGGGTCAGTTCGATTTCAGTTTCGTTCTTGCTGAATGTGTAAGTCCGCGTCGCGGCTCCGCCGTAATTGTCCGTCGCCGTCACCGTCAGCGTGTGGGACCCGTTCAACAGCTTCCGCCATTCATCCGCGGTGACGCTGAACGTGTATTCCTGCCCGCTGGTCGCGGCGTAGGACCGCTTTTGCGTTCCGTCGATCTTCTCAACGACGGTGATCGTCTGGCCGCTGTCCGGGTCGGTGACGGTGTATTTCTGGTCGAACGCTCCGGTCTTTGCCCCAAGGTCCGTATCTGTCCCGCTGATCGTGGGCGGCGTGTTGTTGATGACTGTCCGTGTCGCGCTGGTTTTGTACGCCGATTCTGCGCCCGCGCTGTCGTATGCCTTGACCCGGTACGCCACATTCTCCCAGCCCTTTGTGATCTGGTCGGTGTACGTCCGGTTGATTCCTTTGTAGAGCTGCGCCCAGCCGCCGCCGTTGTACTGCCGTTCGAGGATGTACCCCGAAAGGTTGTTGTCCGGGTCGGTGGAGGTCCCCCACGTCACGGTCAGTTTTTCTCCGCCCCGAACGTCGCTCGGAACGTCGATGGAATCCGGGACCGACGGGGCGCGGTTCCAAATGATCGTATATGCGCCGTCCGAATCCGGGCTGTCAGATACCAAGATTTCAGATTTTAGATTACAAAGCGGGCGAACGCCCCAGTAGCCGCCGCACGCGCTGTTCCAGAGCATCGCGCCGGAGGAATTGACGTAGCGGACGTCGTACGAGTGCGACGCATAAGCGTCCGCAAGCCACCAGTACCACGGGTCATTGACGTTAAAACTGCTTGTCTGGTATTCGCTTTTTGATACGCATTCCGCCGTTGGCTTCGCCTTGCGGGAATTGTCATCCGTAAATAGCGCAAGTTTGCTTCCGGCCACCACGTCGCCCGACAATCCAACTTCCGTTGACGTGGCAAAGAAAATCTTGTCGGTGCATGTTTCTGTTCCGCCGCCGTCCATCTGCGCTTTTCCGACGGTCCGGTTCGTGGTCAGCAGGGCGGCAATGAAATTCGCGGAGAACCCCGCCAGAAAGCCCGCTTCTGCCTCGTACTCGTTGTAGTTGCTCCACACATTCGAGTTGTTCGGCGGCGCGTCCAGCCCGTGCTGGGCCGCGTACCACGCGCCCGCCCCCGCTTGACTGTTCAGCCATCGACGGATATTTGACCAAATCCAGCGGTTGTTTCCGTAGGAACGGCGGTTTCCGTCGTTGTTGCTCGGCTCCATAGCGTCAAAGCATTTCAGCGAGATAATGCGCTCCGTGATCAGCGTGACGGAATTCGCCGGAAACCCGGCGTGGTTCTTGTCCGCGATTTTCCAAATAATCGGTTTCCCGTTGTAAAGCGTCCCCGTGTCCTTGACCAGCGCGCCAACGGCAAGGGAACTTAAACTTTTTGCCATTGTTTAACACTCTCCTTGAATAATTTTTTGAACAGGCGGTCCGTTTCCCGGATAAGGTGGTGACAGTTGCCCTTTGCCGCATGGCTCCGCCAACTTCCGTATGACTGTTCGATTGCCGCAAGGGTAATTTTCCCCTTGTCCAGCAAGCCCCGCTGTTTCTTCAATTTCCGTTGCTCGTTACATTTGCTGTTCCTCCTTACCTTTCGCACGATCTTCCCCGTGTCGGTCATATAGGTTCGGAATCCAAGGAAATCAATTCCGTTCCGCAACGGGAAAATATTTGTCTTGTTGTTCAGTTTCAGTCCCAGCCCGGCCACGTACTTTTCAATCTCCCGGCGGCAATACTGCAAATACGCCTTGTCCTCGTGAATCAAGTAAAAGTCGTCCATATACCGCCCATAATAGCGGATTCCCAATTTCTCTTTTATGAAGTGGTCAAGCCCCGAAAGGTACATGACCGCGAACCATTGTGAAGTCTGGTTGCCGATCGGAATTCCGGGGTCGTCCGTGCTGTCAATGATCATATCGACAAGCCATAGAACGTCCGGGTCCCGGATAAAGCGGCGCACCATTGCTTTCAATGGTTCATGCGGAATTGAGTAGAAATATTTTGATATGTCGCATTTCAGAACCCAGCCGTCCGCATAATGGGCGGCGCGCGGGTCGGGCCGCGGCAACCCCTCCTCCCGGCACCGTTGTTCTTCCCGTGCTTTCCGCTCGAAATAATAGGACCGCATAAACGCTTCCAGTCGATACAGTCCGTCATGCGTCCCGCGCCCGGCCTGCGACGCGTAGTTGTCGCGGATAAAGGTGCAGGAAAACGCTGGTTCTAACACATTGTCACATAAGGAATGCTGAACCACCTTGTCTTTGAACGCGTTGGTCATAACAATGCGTTCTTTCGGTTCGTAAACCCGAAATACGAAATATTCCGACGGGCGATAGGTTTTGTTCTTCAGCATTTCCGAAAGCAGGCACAGGGCTTCCAGCAGGTTTGCTTCAAACTTCGCAACGCTTGCTTTGCCCCGTTTGCCCCGGCGGGCTTTTAGAAACCCTGCGTACAGGTTCCCGAAATCGTGTACCCGCTCGAATTCTGTTTGTTGCATAATAAAAAATGCTCCTTGCCGTGTATAGAATCCGCCTTGCGGGGGCGGCAAACGGTCCTCCGCCTGCCGTCGCAATGCTTCATCATCGGACCCCGCCGCGCGCCCGTGGCGGGGCGGAAGCTGGTTCCCGTGGGCCTTGCTTCACCAATCTTGTGTTTACCGTCGCGCTGTCACCGCGGCGGAGGGATGCGGCTTCCTTTGATAGTGGTCCTCTGTTTTCAGCCGTTGGCTTACTCATTCGCGGTATTCCACCAAAGCGGGCGAACGCCCCTGTTGCCGTTGTACGCGTTGTTCCAGTTCATCGCGCCGGAGGAATTGACGTTGCGGACGTTGTACGAGTTCGACGCTACAAGCCGCACCCCAAGAAAAACGCCCCGGCGATCACCGCCGCGGCGCATTTCCCCGTTGTCTGGATTCTGTGAACCGTTCGAGGTCCTTTTTCCTCCAACTGGCCGTCATCCGTTTTACTTCCACGGCGTACTTTGTCCACGCCGCGCATTGCGCCGTTGAAATCAGGTTCTTTCGTTCGGCCAGTTCGATCAAAAACAGCATGTCTTTACAACGTGAAAGGGCCTGTTTCTGTTCATACCGCCGTTCCCGGAACTCTCCCGCGTCTGTAATATCAAGTTCGTTTGCGTCCTGAATGTGAACCACGATTTCCCGCGCAAAGGTCATCAAATCAACCGCAAGTTTCCCGTGCCGCTTCGGAAAGCGGCGGGCGGTGGTCATGTCGTAGGTGTGAAATGCTAAATCTTTCGCTTTCGTGATGATGATAAATTCCTTTTCATCCGCCACGCCGCAAGCACCTCTTTCCCCGGATTTCTTCGATCTCCGACGGGTCCCCGTCGAACCGGAATCCCCATTCCGTGACAGTTAGAACCGCCTGTGCCCCGGTATAGGTCCGCCCGCTGATCGTCAGTTCGTCAGCGTCGGAATCGCACGCGGCGCAAGGCGGGTCCAGTTCCGCAAACAGATTCCCGATGATGCAGGACAGTTCCCGCCGTGTGCAGGCGTATTCCCTCAACATTCGATTCTGTTTCGGGCCGCGTTCCAAATGCCCTTTGTCATAACCACCCCGTCGAGGGAATCAAATTGCACAAGGAACGGGTTTCCGGTGATGTTGTTGAACAGTCCATCTTCCACGCGGGAAACGCGGCTTTCCAGCCCCGCAATCGCGGACAGGGCTTCCGCCGCGTCCGCCTCCGCCTGCTCTGCGGCCTCCGCGCCTGCGTCCCACGCGGCCCGCTCGCCCGGCTGAACGTGAACTTCTGTGTCCTCCGTGTGGTCGATCAGTCCGGCAATGGCCGTGTCGTAGTTCCCCATCGTCGTGGGGTTCACGTGAATGTCGCTGTTGTTCGCGTGGTCGTTCAGGGCAGTAACGTCTGCCTTTTTCTTAAACTCCGCGGCGTGCGCCGTCTGCGACGTGTTGTGGTCTGCAAGGTCCTTTTTCGTGGCCGTTACCACGTTCGGGTCAATGACAAAAGAGATCGCGCCCGTGTTGGAAATTTCGATGTGCATAGTCAGTTCAATTTCCCCGGCGGCTCCGCTGGTGATAATGACCTTTTCCGTGTCCGGCGTGTTGCAAACGGCAATCATGTTCGGCTCTTCCGCGTCGTCGAACACGCCCATTTCCCGGATAGTCCAGCCGCCCACGTCGGAGGGGACCACCGCCACCACGTCAATCATGTTCGGGGATTTCTCGTTGACCTCCACGCGGTTTACCTTTCCGCGCCATTTCTCGCCCTTTAGGGCGGTCATGGTGGAATTCGGCTTGTAGTAGCTTCCGCCGCCGTCGCCCACGGCGAGGGTTGTAATATTGACTTTCTGCCCCTCCATGACCGCTTCCGTGATAAGCTGAACGCCTACGTCGGTCACAATACTTCCGTATTTGTTTTCGATTTCTGCCATTGTTACGCCTCCGTTCTGTTCTGCGGGAAGATTTCAAGTTTCCCGGTTTGCTGAATATAGGCGGCGCATAACGCGCGCCAATCTGCCCCCATCTTCCGGTAAACATGCGGGTAAATGTCCACGCGCACGCCGACGGTGTGGCCCGCTCCGGCCTTGATGCGCGCCGTTTCCTCGATGTCCTCCGCAAGATAGGGGTAAACTTCCAGCCGCACGCCGACGGAATGGACCGCCGCCGTGAATACTGCCGCTTTTTTCTCAATCTGATAACTGATTGCTTCCAAATGGGACCGGAGGTTTTTATAAAAGCGCACCCGCTCCAAAACCGCCGCTTGCCGGTCCGCCGATACCCCCGATTCCGTCGCGCCGATGATGACTTTGAACATGTACGGTTCTCCGCCGTACTCGAACCACTCTTGCACCCGCGTTCCGGGGAATACCGCCCCCAGCGCGGTTTCGACGGCGTATTTCGTCCCCAACCTCCGGTGAACGCGCACGCTGTCCCGGATGGTCTGCCGCTTGACTTCGATCGGATAGGAATAGTCGTACCAATCCACATGCAGGTCATAGGCCAGCACGTCAAGCGTCTGTTCGTCCAGTTCGTCAATCCGGGCGTATATGATGTTCTTCCCGATCTGCCGGACGGTCCCTTGCAACTGCTCCGCAATGACCCGCGCAAGGGCCGTCATGGTCGGGTCGTTTTTCAGGGGAGGGGGGAGGGACCGCGTATAATCTGCCGAATGCAGTTCGTTGTCATTCACTTTCCGCACCCCCGTTCGTAACGGTGGTCGTTCCGATTTTCGCAACCTGATTGTCTTTCACCGTCGCAAAGGCCGGGGCGCGGACCTCCACCCGCTTTACTCCGGCTTGCATAAGCAGTTGAATCAAATAGGACGGGTTCACGTCCCGCCCCATCTTCTCCGCCTGCCATTTCTTGAACGCGCCCACCGCCGCGTTTACGTTCTCCGAAATCACGTCGTCGCTGATTGCGCCGCCCTCCTGTGTGTAGTAGGTCACGTCGATGTTGTATGCCACGGTTTCCGGGGCCTTGACGGTCACATGGTCAGTCAGCGGGCGCACCGTGTCCGCGTTCAGGATTTCCGAAACCTCTTTCAAGATTTCTTCCTCTGGCAGTTCTCCGCCTGCCAGCAGAACCCGCACGTCCACTTCTCCCGGCTCCGGCGACGTGGCTTTTACGTCCGCGATCAGGGCCGACGCGGATTTTGCGAAATACTCATATCCGCCCATCGGCCCCGCTGTGGAGTATGTTTCCACGCTCTCCCGTAGCCGTTCATAAAATGCCGCGTCGCTCTCTTCATCTGCGCCGCCCGCGCTTTCCGTTGTGTTCGACACGCTTTGAAAGTAGGGGAACACGTCAACCGCCTGTTTGATTTGCCCCGGAACAAAGCCGTTCCCGATTTCTCCCGCCTGCGTGCATTCCGCCGCCACGTCGCCGGACAACTGGCCCGCCGGAATGGTCAGGTCTTGAAGCGTGGCAAACACAACGTCGCCGTCCGGTGTTGCGCGGGTCCCTGCCGGGATGACGGTCGCGGTGTCAAGTTTGATGGGCAGCGTATATCGCAAGGTTGTTTTCGCCTTTTCCGGCTCCAATCGGTACGTGTCCTTGAACAGTTCCGCGAGGGAATCCAGATATTCCCCCTCCGCGTATCGCGGCACGTTCTGTTTTGCCGAAAAGTCGATGTTCACCCGCTCTTGAACGATGATGTCCGCCACCCACAAAATGAAAAGCCGCGCCGGGTCCGCCGGGTACAGCGTGCGCCCGGTGAACTTCTCATATGACCGAATCAGCGCGGTCACGATTGCTTCCGTGTCGGTTTCCACAAAGGAAATATCCGGGTAACTCCTATTCGTCGCCGCCAATGATCTTCACCTCCACAATGGGAATCAGGGTCCCCGGCCTGTCCCCCAACTCAAAGGTCACGTTTTCCACCTCTGCCCGCGGCTCGAATTCCTCGATCGCTTCGAGTACCTCCGAAATCAAGATTGACTGCGCCGCCGGAATCGGTTTATCAAGAAACCGTTGCGCCAGCCCCAAGCCCCGCTCCAACGGAACGGAAAATTTCGGTGTGGAAAGGATGACCGCCACGTTCTGCAATACCTCTTCCGTGATGTCCTCCGGCGCGAGGTTGATTTTTTCAAGGGCGTATGCCTTTACGGTGTAAGCCATCGTCCGCCCTCCTATCTGCTCGAATATGATTGCATGGTTACATTGACCGACGCGGCCAGCAGGTTCCCGCCCCGGTCGTATCGTTGCAGGGAATTTGACAGTTTGGTGATGACCCACTTGTTCGTCCCATACGCTTTCGGGCCGATGATCAGATAATGGGCCTCGCCCCGCCGCATGGTTTGAAGCAGGTTCGCAACCTCCGCAATGGGGTTCACGCCCAAAAAGACGGAAAAGAACATGGTGAAAGACATGCTTTCCACGTCCTGCCCGGTGAACTCCAAAAGCGGCTCTTTCAAATGCCGCTCGTGCGTGGCGTACTTCACCGAACTTTCCCATTTCAGATCGTCAAACGTCTTGATGGATGACCGGGAAACGTAAAAGGTGAACGTCCCCCAGCTTCCGATTTCCGCCATCGTCAAATCCCCCCAATCACGAACCCGTCCCCGTCCTCTGTCGGGAGGTAGATGCAAAGCACGTAATCCCCCGGCGACGGTAGCCACGGGCTGATCTTGACGGCGTGGCTGTGGCCCGCAAAGGCCGCGTCGCCGCTTCCGCCGCTCTCGGTTTCCGTCCGTTGCGGCGCGTTCTGCGCCGGGATGAATGGCGCATTTTTCAGAACTTTCAGTTCTCCCGAAACAATCGGGCTTTCTCCCTTGTCCGAAAAGGTCACGCGGGCCGTTCGGTTCCCTGCGTTGACAGAAGAGACGATGCCCGTTCGGACCATATTTTTCAAAACGGATAATTCGCTCATTTAGTAGCCCTCCAGCACGCGGCGCAAGGTCAGATCGGTTTTATACCCGCTTCGGGATATGGAATGCGTCGCCGTTTCGATGATGTACTTTCCATCGAACGCCCCGTACCCTGCCACCTGAACCGTTACGCCCGCCACAAGGCGCGCGTCCCCGGCCAGCTTGAACGATGCCTTGAATTCTCCTTTGTTCTTTTCCCGTAACCGCTTCATTGCCAGTTGCCGGGCCTCTTCACGGTTTGATACCTTTTCGTTGATTTCCAGCGTTTGGCCGCTCTTGTCCGCGTCCCGCGGGGTGTAGGTATATTCGATCGTCGTCCCCGTGGCCGGGTCTGTGTAGGACACGTGGCATTTGCTGTACGCGGTGTCGTGCAGGCTCGTGGAAAAAGAATAGCTTCCCACGTCCGCTTTTCCCCGCTGGATGGTCCGCACCGCGTCTTTCTGCTCATACGCCGCCGCGTCAAACAGGACGATGATTTTTGCCGTGACTTTCAGGGAGATTCCAGCCGCTTTGCAAAGCCGCTGTAAAAAGGTGATGTCGGATTCCTGCATTTGCTCTTTCCGCTGATAAAATGGGTCGGACGCGGATTCAAACATGCAGGCAAACCCGTTCGCCCCCGCAATCTCCTTTGCAATGCCGGAAAGCGTGTATTTCTCCCACGCTTTCGTCTTTTTCTGTGTCCGAATGGTGGAGGCGTAGGGGATAGACCCAGCCTTGATGGTCGCTTTCGCGGGCGGTCCGCTCCCGTCCACTGTGTCCACGGCGAACACGCCGCAGTCAAGAACCCGGTCTTTCCCGTCCGATTCCCAATTCTTTTGCACAATCACGGCGGAGATTTCCGCCCCCTTTGACGCGGAGGGCGTATTCAGCCAGCTTCCCAGCCATACACCCTCCTTGTCGTCAAGGGATAGTTGCAGGTCGTCCGTCTTGTCCTCTTCGTTGTCCGTGTAGGTCAGCGAAAGAAGATGCTTGTTGATGTCCGCCGAAATATCCACCCCCGAAAAGGTCAGGCGGATAACCGCTCTTCTCGCATTCATGCCGTCCCCCTTTTCCACGGCGGCAACCCCGCCGCAACCTGCGATTCAGGCTCCGGGATGGTCAGCACGATTCCCGCGGGGAACACGAAAAGGCGGCGGTATTCCGGGTTCAGCTTCATAATCCTGTCTGTGTACGCTTCGTCGCCCATCGTTTTATAGGCGATTGCGTCCCACATGTCCCCGGCTATGGTGGTGTATTTAGTCATAGTTCCGCCTCCTTTCGTCATCCTCCTGTTGCCGCTTCCGCTCTTCGATTTCGTCCAGTAGTTCTTCGTCGTGCCTGCGTAGCAGTTCTTCGATGTCCTCCGCCTGTGCCTCGCTCCCAACATGGAAAACGGGCGCGCTGTGAATGACAATCGACGCTTGCCGTGCGCCGGACGCGATAGACGGGGCCGACACGCCGGGGGCCTCCGCGCCTGCATAAGCCAGTTGCAGGGACGGAATACCCACTCCCGCCCGAATGGTGTTGACGGTGTTTGCGAGATTGCGGAAGATCGCCCCGGTTTCCGCCGCATTGAAAACGGTCCGGTTCTTTGCATTCGTGACAAGTTCCGCGCCCGCTTCACCCGCTATGAACGTGTCAGGTGTGTTTTTCGTGCCTTTTGCAAAAGTCGGAATCAACGGAATGTTGATGCCTTTTCCGCCGATGCCGGGGACCCAATCAGGAATTTTCAGTTTGTTCAGCCCGGAAATCACGCCGTTGATCAGGCCGATAATTCCGTTCAGAACGCCGCTTGCAATGCTTTTCAGGGAATTCCAAACGCCGCTGAATATCCCTTTCACGCCCTCCCACACGCGGGACCAATCCCCCGTGAAGATGCCCGCGAACACATCCACAATGCCTTTAATCGCCGTCAGCGCGCCGGACACAACCCCTTGAATGGTCGTCAGCGCAACGCTGATAATATTTTGAATCGTCGGCATAAGAAACTGAATCACGGACATAATGGCCGTTGCGATCGTCGAAACGACGGTTGCCAGCCCTTGCAGGATGGAAGCGATCGTCGGTGCCCAATCCGCGAACGCCTGCGCGATCTGCGGAAGCACCGTTTGAACGATGAATGTAAAAATCTGTTCCACAATCGGGCGGACGTAGGTATTCACGAACTCGATAAAGCCGGAAAGTATATTCCACACAGTTTGCAAAACCGTGATCGCGCCGTCGATAACGCCCGTCGCTTCCTCTCCGAACAGGTTGATCAGGAAGTCCCGCGCTCCGCCCAAGTTCCCGTCTGTGAAAATGCTTTGAATTGTGCTTCCGATATTCGAGATTGCAGTTACAATCTTGTCGAATACTTCAACGCCCGCGTCCCCGAACACGTTTCGGATGACCTCGCGCACCTTGTCCAGATTGTCCCGCAGGATTTGCACCGCCGAAATAATCAGGGTAATCACGCCCACGACGGGAAGCACTTTTCCAAGAATGCCGCCGAACGGTCCTAAAATCGCGCCGCCCAGCTTTTGAAGCGGGCCGAACAGGGTTGACAGCTTCCCGAACCCCTTTGCAACTACGCTTCCAATCTTTCCAAGCGGACCTGCCGCAACTGCGGCCCCGGCCCGCCCCAATATCCCGGTAATGGTTCCCGCTACTCCGGTAAACGCCCGCGTAGCAACGCCGCCCACGCTGGAAAACATGCGGGTAAACACGCCGCCCACGGCTCCGCCGATACCGGAAAACAGGTTTCCGATTTTCGTTCCGGCGAACATCTGTCCGAACGCGCGGCCTACGCCGCCCGCCGCGCTTCCGATTCCGCCGAAATACCCTGTGACGCTTTTTGCAACGCCCTTGACTTTAGACGCAAAGCCCACGGCTTCCACGCCCGCAAGGGCGAATTTGCCTTTGAACAGGGCCATGACCTTTTGAATGGTCAGAACCCCGCCTTTCAGGTCAAGGAACGCCAGTTTTGCCACCAGCCCCGCCGCCTTGAACGCCAGAAGTCCGGTGACAACCTTTGTGATCGTCCGTACCAACTCCGGGTTTGCATTGATAAACTCGGTCAGTTTGGAGATCAGCTCCGCGGCCTTTTCCGCGCCCTCGGTAAACGTCGGTAACAGCGCGTCGCCCAGCGCAATTTGTAGACCCTCAACCGCGGATTGCAACAGCGTTACTTTTCCTTGAAAGTTGTCCAGTTTGATTTGCGCCATTCGCTCCGCCGCGCCTGCGGAATTGTTGACCGAATCGGACAATTTTTGAAAATCTGCCTCGCTTGCATTGACGATCGCCAGCATACCCGCAAAGGATTCCTTGCCGAAAATGGCCGTTGCCGCCGCCACCTGCTCCGTTTCAGACAACCCGCCAAGACTGCTTCGCAGATTGTCTACCACTTCGCGGAATGACTTCATGCTTCCGTCTGCATTCGTCAGGCTGATTCCGTACTTGTCCATGTACTCTTTCATCTGCTTTGTCGGCTTCGCCATGTTCGCAAGGGCGGTTTTCAGCGAGGTTCCGGCCACTTCCGACTTTATGGACGCATTCGCCATCAGGCCGATTGCAAGGGAAACGTCCTCAACGGAATATCCCAGCGCGCCCGCGACGGGGGCCACTTTTTGGAAAGTCGCGCCCATCATTGCCACATTGGTATTTGAATTGCTCGACGCTTGCGCCAGCACGTCCGCAAAGCGGCCCGCCTGATCTGCCGTCATGTTAAACGCGGTCAGCGCGTCCGTCACAATGTCGGAAACCTGCCCCAAGTCCTCGCCGGATGCCGCCGCAAGGTTCATAATGCCCGGCAAGCCGCCCAACATCTGGTCTGTTTTCCATCCGGCCATTGCCATGTATTCGAGGGCTTTTCCCGCTTCAACGGCGGTAAACTGCGTCGTCGCACCCATTCTCTTTGCTTCATCCGACAAACGCTTCATTTCATCCGCGGTCGCGCCGGAAATGGCTTCTACGGTGGACATCTGCGCTTCAAACTCCGCGGCCTTTCTCACTGGCCCGGCGTAAATTGCCGTTCCAAGTGCCGCAAGGGTTCCGACGGTCCCCGCAAGTTGCGTTTTGGTCTTTGAAATCGCCGCGTTGTTCTGTTCCAACGCGGCGTTTACTTTTGCCAATTCCTCTTGACTTTTTTTGACCCGCTCGTAACTTTTGGATAATCGTTCGTTTTCCTCGGTCAGACGGGAGGTGTCCACCCCTGCGTCGGACAGTTCTCCGCCCAATTCGTTCAGCCGCGCTTCCTGTTGCTCGATTCTCGATGTGGTCGCCGCGATCTGCCGTTCGTTCTGCGCCATCTTTGCCCGCAGTTCTTCCGTTGGCTCTCCGGTTTCGCTGATTTCCCGTTGCAGTCGTTCATGCTCTGCGGTCAGCCGTTCCAGCTTTTGACGGTTCGATTCAAGGGCGGCTTCCTGCTTTTTGTACGCGTCGATCTTTCCGGTGATAGAATTTAGCTTTTGCAGGCTGTTTTGCATTTGCCGCGTGGTATTCAGCGCGCTACTGAATGCCGCATTGAAGTTTCCGCCCAATGCGGCGGTCAGTTTGAAGAGAAGTTCATATTCCTTTCTTCCCGCCAAATTCTTCACCTCGCTTTCTGGTTCTTCTGCTCCGCTGTGGCGGCGTTGATGTCCTCAATCCATGCCGTGATCTCCGTCACGGTCATGTCAAGCCAGAATGGGACGGGCGTAAAGGTTGCCTGTGCCAGTTTGAAGCATTCCCGCCGCCACCAGCGGGCCGGGCTTCTTAAAAGCCCGTGTCGATTAAAAAACTTCTGGCCGCGTTGGTGATCTTGTTGAAATCTTTCAGGGGCATTGCTTCCAGCACGTCGCTTCCGATGCCCGCGGCCTTTGCCGCCATCTTCCCTTGAAAACTCCGGGAAATTTCCGGTGCAAGGGCGTATTCGTTGTTCATCTGCATTTCGGTTTCAATGGAAACCATGTCGCGCCCGGAAAGCCGCTCGAAATTGAACGTCAGTTCGGTGTAGGTCTTTCCCTCATACTCGAAAGGCTTCTTGAACACGTGCGTATAAACGCCCGTGTTGCCCTCTGCGGGCTTCTCTGCGGCTTCCTGTGCTGGTTCATGGGTGACGGCTTCCGCCGCGCCTGCGGGCCGCTCTGCGCCCTCTGTGGTGGTTTTTTTCTCGGTGTCGTTCATGGTCAATTCCTCCATTCAGATTTTCATAGGTTCAAATACAGAAAAAGGGCAAAGGAAAGCCCAGCGGGGAGGACCCCGCCGGGCTTATGCCTTGCCAAGTGCCTTTCTAACGTCGGCCAGATAGTCGGTTCCGTTGATGTAGTAAATGAAATTGATAATATCAATTTCGAGGACCTTTTTCCCGTCGATGTATGTTGCGAAATAGGTTGCCGCATACTCCCCGGACGCTTCCGCGGAGGCGGCGGGGGCCAGCTTTCCGGGCGCGAACTTCGTCGGCGTTACCATCAGCACGTGTTTTACCGCCTGTTGAATGAACTTGCCCGCGCTGTTGTCCCAATACTGTTGTGCCGCGCGCAAGTCAAGCTGGTGGTTGCGCGGCTCTGCCAGTTTGATTGCGTCGGCGGTCACAGAACGGAAATTCAGGGTCAGCGTCATTGCTTCGATATGCCCGACGAACGCGCCGTTGAACGCGCCCGCGATTCCCGCGCCCTTGACTTCCTCCGTGATCTGCGAGATTTCAGGAAGCGTAGCTTCCGCCATTCCGTAAAACTCCGTCGCGTCCTCATACACGGCAAAGTTGGTTGTGCCGTTGTCAACTTTCATGTTGTCTTTCCCTCCTTATGCCGCCAAAGCCGACGAAACATAGTCCGCGTCGTACTCCAATACGAATTCGCATTCTTTCATCGGGCTGGGCGGGGTCATGTAGATGTGGAAAACTGCCTTGCCAGCCATAAGCGCGGTTTCGCTGTTTTCCTCTTCCAGAAATTCCACGCGCCCGCCCAGCAGTTTTTCCTCGTTGACAAGGCCGTTCAGCCAGATATTGACGGAATTCACGATGCTGTCGATCAGGCGGCGCGTCATCTTCTTGTCCAGCTTGCTCCAATAGGACAGGACAAGCGAATTCGCAACCCATCCGAACATGCGCGACACGGGAATGAAGTAGTTCTTCACGTCCGTATCGGCGGGGAAGCAGGCGGTTT